AGTTTCCCTCAAGCTTAATAATTAACCATTTTACAAAATTAAGTTTGTTATCAATTTCTATTCTTTGATCTATATGAAAAATATATTCCAAACCTTCTTGTACATCACTTAAGTGACTCATTACTACAATTGATGCTTTAACTTCCATATCTTTTATTTATAAAGTAAATATAATAAATAATTTTGACATAAAAAAATATATTTAAGCTATTTCAAATTTATTAATATCAAATTCAAAATGATCTCCACCGGCGCAATTTTGTGATCCATCACTATTTTCCATCATGCAAAATCTACTATCTATCTCAGTAAGTCTATAAATGCAATAGTTACATGAATATTCATGCGAACTAAAATCTTTACAGTATTTTTTACAAAATTTAACTAATGGTTTACTATACTCATGTACACATGTAGTACAATCTTTAGATATTTTTATTTTCATATTTTTTAATTACTTTTCCACCCCTAATAAGATGATCATTTATGTAATTCATTAAACTTTTTGCTTCATCTGCACTTAAAATTATTTGATCTTCGTGCATTTTTCCAGTTTTAAAATATGTCCAAATAACTTTAAGTTTTTCCCATAAATTAGGTTTTTTATGAAAAGTTCCATATGTAAAAAAAGCTAACCAAAATTCTTGATGATATTTTCTGTTATCTTCTTGATCTACATCATTAGTGACTAAGAGCAGATGAGTTCCACATTCACATTCAAGTACAAGTTTATTATCTTCCATAGTTTTTAGATATTTATTATCTTTGAGTATTCATTTGTAGTATATATGAGGATAATTTTTATCTATTGGTGCCGCCGGAGGTACTCGAAACCTCTAGCTGGGGTTTTACAGACCCGTCTTCTGCCCTGGATCGTCGGCGTTAAATGTGGGAAGTGAGGGACTCGAACCCCCGAACTCATATGAGAAATGATTTACAGTCATTCGTAATTGCCACTATACGAACTTCCCTAAAAAAATGTAGTCCCGGGATTTCGCTTCCCGTAGGTTTGTTTGATAACTGCTGTGCACTGTTCATACTCAGTTATCTTTATGCCAGCCCTTACCTGGCCTACGTGTCTCGAACTACATTATAATTTTCAAAGAACTTTAAATACTTATATTAATTTTACATTAATTGCATTCAAACCTTTTGGGCCTTCTTTCAAATCAAATGCGACTACGTCATTTTCATTAATTTGATCAATACACCCAGATACATGTACAAAATACTCTTTTGTAGAATTGTTGTCTTTGATAAATCCGAAACCTTTAGTTCCATTAAAGAACTTTACAGTTCCTTCGTTTTTAATTTCACTCATTTTTAATAATTTATTTTAATTCACTCTAACAATATGTTAGAGTTTGTCGTTAAGAATTGCTTTAAATTCTTCTATTTCTTTATATATTTTTTCTTTATTATTTTCATTAATTGGATTATACCATTTTACTCTAAATACTTTCCAACCATTGTTTATTAAAAAATCATCTTTTATTTTATCTTGTTCTTTTCGTTCTTCGTGTTGTTTGCCATCTATTTCCAATGCTAATTTTTTATTTATAAATGCAAAATCTATAAACCATCTTCCTATTTTATGATCTCGTTCCCATCCTATTATATGTTCATTTTCAAATAAGGATATAAAATATTTTTCCGGGTATGATGGCTCCTTATCTTTTCGAGATTTCCAACCTACAAATTTTCCTTCGGCTATTAGTTTCTTTTGCGCTAAACTTATTTTTTGTTTTGTTTCAGGTTTTGATTGAATATGTTTAGCTGAACACGATCTACAACATCCTATTTGATTTTTTTTATATGTGATAAATTCTTTTTTACACCATATACAGATTTTAGTGTATGGTTCTAACGTTCCTTTGCCATTAAGCGATTTACTTATTTTTTTCCGTGTTTCTTCGCTTAATTTTCGTTTACTATTATTAAAAGATGCGGCACAGGATGAATTGCAAAAAGTTTTTCCGCGTTGTTCATAAGAAAATACTTTGTTACATTCTTTGCACTGTTTAGGATGTTGGTCGTATTCCTTAATTCTATTTTGTTTCTTTAATGAAAGAACATCTCTTGCAATTAAAAATGCGTTTCTAGCATTTTCTTTATGCTTCAAAGAACCTTGATAATTATTTTTAGACATATATTTTTATATTATATATCTAAAAAGTCATTGAGTTTTAGTTACTTGAACTAAAATTTGTGGTCGAGTAGGCTGGATTCGAACCAGCGAATTCTCCTGACCCCAAATCAGGCGGGGTGACCAACTCCCCAACTACTCGTGAATCGGGAAACTTTATGTCTCCCCGACTGAGACAATTTGTTATATACTGCACAACCTGTATACATTTTAAAACATTGGTCTGCAGGTGAAGAAACAAATACCTTCGTACCCAAAGAGGGACTCGAACCCTCAAGCTCTATGAACACCAACCCCTTAAATTGACGCGTTTACCATTTCCGCCATTTGGGCAAATATTGTAGTCCTGATGAGATTCGAACTCACACTGAACAGCTTTTAAAACTGATGCCATCTGCCGATTGGGCTACAGGACCATTATTGTGGCGCGTATGATAATCGAAATCATATTGTAAGATTGAGGGTCTTACGTCCTTACCATTAGACGAACGCGTCATAAAGTAGAGAAAATTGGGAGAGTTAATGCGGATTTGAACCGCAAAGTCTGATTCTAAGTCAAATTGTAAACCATTTACGAAGTACCTCTATCCTTCACTACTACTTGTACCCTCGATGGGATTCGAACCCATAAAATCTTGGTTCTAAGCCAAGCGGTTTGCCATTTTCCTACAAGGGCATAAATTAAGATGACAAAAGTGAGCATAAAATTCGTTAAACATTTCAGCTACATTATGCGTCGGATTGGTTTTTTTCCGATACTTCTTACACGCTTCACCTACTTTTATAATTGAATTTCTAAGTAACACCTTTGCGGCTCTCACTCTTCAACCAAACTATCAGTCATCTTATTTTTGCGATCATTAAAGATTCGAACTTTTCCTGTTAGGCGAACCCTAACCGTGCTGCCGTTACACCAGATGACCTGACCGTTACTAAGTGACCAACTTTTTACAGCCTCTTCTTGCTATGAGTGCCTCCGGATTAGGTTGTCACCGTATCACTCCCTTTAAGGTAATTAAACACCAAGCATTGAATAGTCTTTAATATTTTATTTTCTTCTCATATAAATTAATCCAATTATTACCATACGTATTTTTAACGTATTCAAAAATTGGAATTAAATCTTTCTCAAACAAAATTTCTAATTTTAGATTATTTGGAAATTGATTTATCTTCGCTTTATTTTTTTCATCTAGCCAGCCTTTTATTTCAACAAATTTATCGCCTATTTTAAAATCCGGAACATAATAATGTTTTTTATTATCGAAAGTGTAATAAAATCTGCTTGTGTTTCTTTGAAAATCAATATTATTATCTAAATGATATATAACCCACGCTAATTCCCAACTACTATCACACCATATATTTTTATACCAACCGTGCTTTCCTCTTCCGCCACCTTTAGTGTATCCTCCAAAGTTATTTTCTTTTGCGTGAATCGAAAGTTTGCTTTTCGTTTCAGGCGTATGGTGTTTTCCTTTCCATGATTTGCCGCCTTTAGAATTTTTTTTACGAATATCATTAGCTCTTTCAAGAGAAAAAAGTTCATCAAATTTTTTGCCTTTATTCCATTGTATAATTTTTCCAGACTTAATTTTTTCATTAGGATCAAAATTTATGCCCTTCCCATGATTTCTCCATATATGAGTACCTATTCCTTTCTTAGAATATTCTTTACCGCAAAATTTACATTTTATTTTCATACTGTTTTTATTTATATATTCATAAAAAACAAGATAAGAGTACTACCTAATGTATAATTAGCCTCGTCTGGATGGCGGGATTCGAACTCGCGAACCGATGCCTCCAAAGCACCGTTGTATAGCCATCTGCATAACACCCAGAAGTTCCAACATGTCAAAGATCATTTATTGTGGAGCAGAGAGTATCGAAACTCTACTTGTAGATTTTCAGTCTACCGTGACACACCACTTACACCACTGCTCCATAAACTTGGCTCGTGATTTGTATCCGCATTTAAGCACATCCGGCGTGCACCAAGTTATATCTAAAGTTGAGAAATTTGAAAAGAGTGCGTTTCCATTGCATCGAAGTAACTCTTCTCTTAC